TTGCTCCAATGGGCTTTTTCTAAAGCCCTAATGCGCTGCTCGAAGTCATCTAGCTTTTTCTCAATGTCAGACACGATTCTAAGGATAACAGCGGTATTGCTAGGGGGTCGCTGCTGTGTCATTACGCGCCAGTGACCGCTGCAATCTCAGCTTCAGTTAGTCCTAGAGCTGCGAGCTTTTCCTGGGCTGCCTGCTTTGCTGCTGCTAGGTCTGCTGCTTCCTGATCTCTAGCTGCCTGCTCTGCTTCGGCTTCCTGCGCCATTAGTTCACGCTCTGCAATTTCTTCGTCAGTTAGCGGGACTATGCTTTCACGCTGACCCTTTGGCTTGCTTAGGTCTACGATTACTTTTACTGGTGTATCTGCCATAGTTTTATTCTACCTTCTGTTGTTTATGAGATTTTGTAAAGAGAAACGACGCTGTATTGAAGCCAGTTAGTTCCCAAGTTAGGTGCAAGTCCTACCGCGTTGATAGCAGATGTATCGTTCCATTGCATTGCTTGAATAGAGCTATAGGCCCCTGTCGCATTGTCCTCTTGTGTGGTTTCTATTGAAATTGAATTAGCTAAACTTGCTGCATAATTTGAAATGTAAATACTGGTATTAGAAAAAGTATTTGAGGTTGAGGTTGCAGCATTAGCAGCATAAGCGATTAGGTTGCTAGAGGTTGAGGCACTTGAGGCGCTGCTGCCAGTTCCATACAATCTAACGACAGAGAAGTTGGAAGAAGAACTATTGAGGGTTATGTCGATGTTGTCTTGGTCTGCTGACCTATCTGACCGAATAGACAGCAATAGCAACAAATCAACGCCATCTTGCGGGATTGAGGTGAACCCTATTGAGGCTGCCCCACCTGAGCCTACTTCGATTGTCTCGACTAATTCCATTGCCATACTTAGCTCGCTATTCCGTATAGGTAGAAGGTTGAACCAGAATTGAAAGTCGTTCCCTCAAATGTTACTTGCGTTATAGCCGAAGTGTTGGCCCAGCGACCAGCAACCGCAGCCACTTCAGCAGTCCCAATACTGTATCTGCTCAAATAGGACTTGTGTTTGTCTGTAGCCGAATAATCTAAAATTGTGAATTCGACAAGCGCCTTGCTTCCGCTATAACCTGTAAATCCAATAAATCTTGAATTGCTGTTATTTGAGCTGGTCGAGCTGCCATCGCCCTTCATCCGAACATAATAATAATTTGCGTCTGTTGTATCGCTGTTGAAAGTATTTGCAATAGAGCCGCCTGATGCTGTATTGCTTGGCTCAATGACGAAAACCAAATCCCTGTAATCCTGCGTGATTGAGCTAAAAGTCACTGAGCTTGCAGAACTGCCTAGCACTGTTGAATCTATCAAGGTGTAAGTAGGTGTAGCCATTATGCCCCCTTGATTCCGTATAGTGAGAAGCGAGAGCCAGCCTTCACATTATCATTTGTAAAAAATTCCAACTGGGTAATAGCGTCCGTAACTCCAAAGAGCTGGGAACCTAAGACGACTCGATTTATAGGGCCAACGCTATCAGTAACACCAGCCATGTGCCTGAATGTTGTGTTTTTGTTTGTATTGCTAAAGTCTAAAACATCTAAAATTCCAGCACCATAAGAATCAGTAGTTAGCCCATCCCTTGCCCCAGCAAAAAACATAATGCCATATTTACTATTAGCTGAGCTTCCTGCAGATGAAACTGAGCTTCCATTGCCAGTTAGATAGTGAACTGCAAGAAAGTTAGTATTAACGGTGTCATTATTTGCATAGTAAAAAATGTTCTGGTAAGCAATACTTGTGCTAGTTGACCTAACTGTAGAACGAATCTGCAAATGCTGATAATCGGCAGCTAGGGTGTCTAACCCTGTGAATGTAACAGAAGCGGCATCAGAAGTAAGCACCTGCGTTTCTAGCAGGTGATACGCTCCGGCTGCGCCTGTGGGGTAATCGAGAATTCCTAGTGGGATCAACATTAGGTAGTTAGATTTCCAATCAAGTAGTATTCGTTGCTTGCTGCACAAACAACAGAAATACCTACATACTGTTCTGAGCTTAGATAGTTTGAACCTGCGCTGTATAGGTTTACGCCGGTGTCGGGATCAAAGAGAATCTGTCCCGCTCCCTTTTGAATAAAGTCAATTCGCTGTCCTGCACTAAGCACGTCTGCGATTGTGATTGTTTCCTGAGAGGCGCTGTTTACAATAATTGTGCTGTTTGCATCCCCAGCAACGATTGTGTAGTCAGCAGTCTTTTCTGAAATACCTGGCTCTGGGATAGAAATAGCATCTACCCAAGCGCTCGAATCATACTTGACTAGGGTGTTAGATCCAGTCAAATAGGCAAACTGCCCATCTACCGGAGTTGTGATTGCAGCATCTCTAGCAGTAGCATCTACGAAAGTAGGAATTGACTGCTGCATTAGATACTGATTTAGCTCGCTCGCGTTTAGCGGCAGCCCGTTTACGAATACTTTGTAAGCCACTTAGAATTCCTTCCAAAGTTCTAGTGTAGTGAACCAATTGTTTACATCTATTGAATGACTTACCTTTGTGACTGTGTAGCTATCTGTAATCGCTAAGTCGCTAGTGGTGTAGTCAATGTTTATCGTTTCGCCAGGTGTGATCACAGCAGCGTGAGTCAAATTGCCTAAGCGGTCTATTGCGGGTGTTTCTACTGATTTTACCAGTCTTGTTGAAGTTTGGTTGAAAACAGCAGTTCCCCACCTCTCTAGTTCTTCAGTGTCTGTAGTGTCAATAACTGCATCTACAGCAAACTCCCCATAAAGCTCAATGCTGTCAGTGTTCTTGATTGTCACGCTAGTTGCTAAATCTGATTTCAGACTGACTTGCAAAGAGTTGAATACAGCATCTAAATCAGAAGCAACCTCGATGTCAGACATACATAAATGCTTTGCTTCCCCATGATTGTTGCCGATTGAATACTTGTCCGTAGGGTCTAATGTCGCTGGTCGTGGGATAAATACAAATTCTTCTGTCTCTGGGTCAATCCAGAACAGCCCCAATCCCACCTGAATAGCGCTGTAGATAATTACATTGGGGATAAAGTTTTCGTAAGTTGCACCAGGTATTTCTCCGGCAGTTTCCTCGCTTGCAGCGTTCATTGCTGTGCCAAATAGTTCCGCTATCTGCTCCAAGACCTCATAAGGGCTTGCCCACCCATCGGGGTATTCGATTGGGTCTGTTGTGTCAAATAGCGAAAGCCTAGAGTTTACTAGCTTTTTGAAGCTGTCAAAGGCGCTTAGTGTCATTATGTTCTTGCCCGAATTGGGGTCGTAACTAACGTCTAATGTATCTATGTAGCCCTTGTAAAGCGTGTAATCAACATCTACGCCATTATCTATTCTTACCCTGACCGGAGTCCCTGGGCGCATAGAAGAATTGTTGCTGGGGTCTATGGTGAGATCTTGCAGGGTCATTGTAGCTTGCGCGGGATAGGGCTGGAAGTAGAGGCTATCTTGCACATCCCCGCCCCAAGTTACATCTATGTCTGCAACACTACAATCGTAGTTCTGCCAGGTAAAAGCAGGAACAACATTGTCCCAAAGAACATCTGTGCCACCTAGCAAAGACTCCCCAATAATAAACTGACCTGCGCCACTTAGAACATCCTCGCCACCCAAAGTTGAAATGCCCAAGATAAACACGTTCTCAGACTCAATGGGGAGATAGAACTCCACCTTTAAGTCTGTGGAGATGTCGAAGCCTGTAACTACATCTGTCATTACAGCGCCCTAATAATTTGAACGCCTGCTGCCCTAATCGTCTTATTGACAGCGTTAGCAATGTCCTGACCGCTTGCTGTGGATTTCTTTACGACAATGTTGTTGTTTATGTTTATAGGGCTAGGCGGCGCGCTTCTAGTTGGCTTAGGTGCTTTGGGAATACCGCCTGCAATGCCCTCGCCTGTAGTTGTTTTCTTGGGCTGCTCAATATTAGGAATCAGTCCTTCATAAGTTTCTGCTGCCACCTGTTCTGGTGTTGAAGGTCGCTGTGTAACTCTAGTTATGTTCTGTTGTCTTTCTAGCTCTTGAAGTGCGCTAGTAGCTTTCTTGGTGTTGTTGTAAACCAAAAGCGAAGCAGCAGCAATGCCACCCAGGACTACAGCAGCACCTAAGAAATAGGGGTTAGCAAAAGCTAGGTTCATCCCGCCCATTGCAGCGGTTACTAAAGTAGTGGCAAGTTTCATGCCCGCTAGAGCTACAGAGATAGCCAAAATCGCCTCTTTGTATTCAATTGCAGTCATAGCCAATTCCACTACATAGGGGATAAAGTCCACAAGTGAGCGAATAAATTCTTTGATCTCTGGTAGGTTATCGCGAATTTCTTTGAACAGCTCTACCATAACCGGTAGCAAGGCTTCACCAATCTCTGCCTTTAGGTTCTCAGTTTCAGCTTTGAGATAAGCCTGCTGTGCTGCATAAGACTCTGATTCCCTAGCTGCCTGCCCTTGTGCATCTGTTGTTTTCTCAAACAGAATAGTTAGGGCTGTCTGCGCTTCTGCTAGCTTTAGAGCCTCGCCCTCTAGGTCGCCTAAGCCTTCTGCTGCGAGCCTGGCATTGACATCGCTTTTCTTGATTGCGACACCATACTTCTCAATTGGGTCATACTCGCCCCTGAAAAGTGCGCTAATGCTTTCTACAGCCCCGTAGGTAGTCCCACCGAAGGTTGCTGCCAAATCTGCTGCAAGTAATGTCAGCTCTTGTGTCTTTTGTGCTGCCTCATCTACCGGTAGCCCGTAACCTTTTAGCTGTGATCCCAGCAGTGCCATCGAGCGAGAAGCATCGGCAGCGCTCAAGCCAATAGGCGAAAGGCTATAAGCGAACTGTTGCATTGAAGGCGAGATGTCTTTGAAGATTGAATCTAAAGCGCCGAACTGCTGTTCTAAGTCCGAAGATGCCTCTAGTGTGTCCCCAATGCTTCTAGTGATTGCGGTAAGAGAGAAGCCAACACCGATAGCAGCGAGCGTGCCGTTGATTGACTTGCCGATTTTCTGGGTGCTTTTGTTTAGTTTACTTAGCTGAGTTTCTGCGCCCTTTGTCGCTTTGGTAAGGTTTCTAAACTCACCTAAGATTTCTACATTTAGAACTAGGCTCATTTGTTACCATCCTCTAAGCGCTTGATAATCGCTCTATACTCAGTGAGAGTTAGCTGTCGGTATTCGCTAGGCTGCATACCCGTTGCCACTATGAAGGCTGCCATGCGATTCGCTGCTTCCTCTCTTATTTTGCTTTTGGGTCGTTACCAGCCAATAGCGCTAGTGCCTCCGACTGAGAAACCTTTTCTGTGTCCTCAAACTTGTAGTTAGCATCGTCTCTGCGCTTTACAATGAAGTAAAAGACTCTAAGCGCCCTGCCTTTAGGTTGCCCGTCTGCAAAAGCCTCGTCTACGCTGCGACCTAGCAGCATCTCGATTTCTTCTATTTCACCTAGTGTTAGCTCTTCAAATTTGATCATTGTCCTGTGCTTTCTCCCTTAGCGTTCTGTTTCGCTATCAGTCTACTCAACTGGTCGTAGTAATTGCGAAAGACTTCATCCCTAGTTATGCCTAATGCCTTTACAAAAAAGGGCTGTGGCTTGATGTTGCGCTTGAACCAGCCCCAGTGAATGGGATTAGCGTAGGGAACTCCCGATTTCGATTTTCTGTTATTGCCTGCTTGTATTGTGACCTTGCGTAAAGTCTTTGAGACTCTAATGCTATCGCGCAACTTACCAGTCCGAACTGGGACAAGTGTCCTGGCTTCGTTAGCTACAAGTTCACCTGATTCTGAACCTGCCCGCTTTATCTCGTCATCTGGCACACCTAGTTCCCTAAGTGACCGGATAGCTTGATTGAAACCGCGAACCTTTATCCCAGCCGGCTGGTAACTGCTCATACTAGGCGGTTACGATCTCCACGCCATAGTAAACATCGCTTGCTGGGTCGTGAGTGCTGTTGTCTACAGTGAGAGTCACTGAGAACGTTGCTGTCTCATTGGTGTTCAGCGATAGAGGGGGAAGCTGGTCAAACTTTACAGTGCCGGTGTAGTGAGGCTCTGAGGCTGTTGCCGTTGCGTTTCCGTTTGGTGCTACCTCGAAAGTTCCAGTAGTTCCAAAGTTCTCCCACAGAACGCGGTAGAGCGAAGCTGCATCGCCTGAAACGATTCCCTCTAGGGTCAAAGTCCACTCGCCACCTACACGCTGTTCGCAGAAGGTTTGAACGTCACCTGGAGCATCCTGCAATACCAGATCAACCATAGTGGCATCGCAGGCGTAGTCAGTTGCGCCAATGTTGAAGATAATGTTGTGCGCTTTGATGCGCGTTGAAGCTGCCATTACAGACTGCCTTTCTAAATTGTAATTTCTAGTTCTACGCTTATGTTTGCTGCGAGATAACTAGCATTGTTTGTTTGCATTTCGTAGGGTTCGTTCACCCTAGTCATAGTTGCGTATCGCGGTAGTGCTGA